CCACCAACCGAAAATGATGATCTTCTAACAGTCATATATCCATTAGAATTTGCTGTTATTGGTGAACTTACAGTTAATCTACTGTTTGTGTAGTCAATACTCTGAACAGTTCTTACTGTGTTATTTGGAATTAAAATTCTATCACCAACATATACAATATCTTTTAATGGATATGCAGTGTTACTATAAACACCATCATTAATTACATTATAAGTTCCAGTTAGACTTGTTATATTTATTGTGTTTGAATTAGCATTAGCTGTAACTTTTGCGACACTGGAGAACGTGAGTATTACACTGTCTTGAATTGTTATTGAATTCGCCAGATAATTCACACCCGTAATCTTAGAATATACATTTGGACCAATAGTTGGTGTCAAACGAATAAAAGTGTTCGGGAATATAAATGTTCCAATATTTGTTCCTGCACCAATATTATTCAATCTCATAATATTGGTATGTTTTTGGTTGAAGTCTGTGAACATCTGTATATTTGCAGATGCATCATTTGTGTAATAGTATAACGTCTGTCCTTGTGATAATGCGGAAGTCATATGCGCTTGAATCTCACCGTTAGACCGCATACGGAATTTACCTATAGCTCTTGTACCTGATGGGTGCAATAAGTTTAATAGTATATCTTTATAAGATTGTATTGACTTCTCAACAATAATTTGATAAGTGAAGTTATTGAAAACACTATCTTGCAATACATCAAAAGAACTTAATTGGCCTTTTGAATCTACATATCTTCCTTTACCAACAACTACACCATCCAAATAAACAGATTGTCCTTTTGCAGTACCATCACCGAAGTTTTTGATACCTTTGTTATCATATGCAGGACTACCTGGATAAAATCTATCTTTAGCAAATTTCTGACTCACCATACTCATGACAATATCTTTGTCTTTTACTTTTATTGGTTGTGTTGGATCAGTTGTTGATAGATATTCAAATACTCTGAGGTTGTATTTTGTGAGTAGTGGATTCTCACGATTTGTTTCTAATATTGATATCGAATTAACTGTTGCTTTGTAAGCAGATACATTATCAAGAGTATATTGATATACTGTATCACCTTTTTCAGGTAGATTAATTAGTGTGACGTTTGACACCACAATATCTTGTACACGCATGGACACATTTGGTGCAGCAATGTAATCTGTTCCACCATATACTACGTCAATCGTTCTAATGCCACCTGCACGTTGCACCATCGTTGAAAATTCTGTGTCATCACCCAATATACCTGTGACATATACTGATGCATTAACAGCATTAGCATTAGCTGACTGTACTGTCAAAGTTGGTAAATTTAGTTGACTATATCCCATACCACCTAAAGGATATATTCCAGAAGGATCACTATTATAGTAAATGCTGGTTATTCCACCAGTATTTGAAATGGTTCTTACTGATGCATTTGCGCCATAACCAGAACCACCAGTAAAAATAATTTTGTCGTTTACTTGATAACCTCTACCAGTGTTTGCGATTTGTATTGGTGCAAGTATGCCTAAATTTTTAAGTATAGCGTTATTATTTTGATAGTCACCAACTGCAACTGCATCAGCATCTACAGATACATCAGGAATAATTCCTGTGCCACCATCTGTAACCAATACTGATATAATAGGGAAACCAAATCTTGTAATAAAACTTAAAGAATTTGCTAGAGTTGTGTTTGCATTAGCACTTTTGTTGTTACCTTGCAAGAATGTATAACTTGTATTTCCAATTGTTGTGTTTGCCGCAGTACCAATCATATTAGTTGGGAAATATGTGATGTTGGCTCTTGACTGGGAACTTGTTGAAGGATTAACTGCAATTACGGTTGCTCTAGCACCTTTACTTTCACCGTCACCATCTATTATAGTAAATGCTGAATTAGATAGTGTTCCAAAACCATGGCCACCTCTACCAGGTAAGACATTAATTCTTTGTATGAAACCTGTGTATACTTGGCCAATTCTGGCTATAGCACTATTGGCCTCAGTGGCATCATCACTTAATCCACCATACAGAATAACTGGATCACCAGTTTTATATAATAATCCAGTTTTATTTGGATCAGGCAATGTGATTGCAGAAATTTCACCAACAATTTTTGCTCTTAGTGGTTGACCATCAACTAAGTAATCTTGATTGTCAGAATCGAGAATCTTTACAAATTCTCCTGATTCAAATGATCTATTAATGGTTGATATGAATAACTGTATTCTATTAGGACCAATTCTAGTGGCATTTTCAATCACCGCAAATGATTTAGAATTTTCACCAAAAACTCTTAGGTTTTGAGTGTTTAAAAAATTTAAATTAGACGTTAATAACTTTAAACTCTTTGATCTATACCAAGTACCAGAAGATGCTCTTAAAATTGCATCACCAGTATTGAATACATCAAAATCAGAATTATAAAGTATTCTGAATAAGAATTTGTAAGAAGCAGGAGTACCTTTGGTGTCATAGATAGTTTTGGCTATCTTGATAGCGTTCTTCTTATTAATTAATGCATCTTCAGGAAAATAAGGAAGAAAATCATTAATAAAATATTTTAGAAATCTATCTATTGTAGTATCAATATCTCTATAACTTAATAGGTTTTTTGTATAGTCAGCAACGTTTCCTTCTTGTTCCATCCATTCATAGTAGGCTTCAACGAATGAAACAAACTTGGCATATTCTTCCTCATCTCTAATGAATTGTGGAAGTTGTGATGCAACTAGTAGTGATAGTTTTTTATCTGTAGACATTACGTTTTAGCTATTACGTTTACTGTTATGGCTGTTGGGTCAAATGGATCAACAGTAATAATTCTATTATACGATGATGAAATAATTGAAGTCAATGGATTGGCTGTAATAGTGAGTTGACCTTGTTCATTATCCACACCAACTGGACTGAAAGGTCCGAGTGTGACTAGCCCCTCATTATAATTGATCGTTCCAACATTATCTTTAATAATGTTTTTCACACCTTTTGTATCATACCAATATAGTCTTAATGTACCAACTCTGCCTTCTAATTGTGCAGTTGCGGCACCTAAAGCACCAGTTGTGTCATTGGCCGCCGGTGTAATCTTGACGACTGCACTGGTGTAACCTGAACCTTTATTCACAACTGTAATCTTTGTAATTTTTCCTGCAACTATAGTTGCTTGTGCTGTTGCACCTGATCCATCACCTAAAATTTCAATAATTGGTTCATATTGATAACCATAACCTGTATTGATTACTGTAACACCTTCTAATCCACCAGTGGATGATGGTACTTCTTCAACATAAACCTCATTTAAAGTTTGTGTAATATTATTTGGGTCTTTATAACCTATACCAGGAGAACTACTCACACCACTTAAAAATAAACCTTTCTTTAGAGGTGCACCGTAATATAATTTATAAGTTGAACCTGTTACTAAATTAGGATAAAACTTTTTCTGTACTTGTATTGATACTTCATTTGTTATTATGGATGTATCAACTTTTTTAATTGTTTCAACTAAATCTGAAAGTAAGAATGTAGAATTAAAAGTGTTTAGTGTTGTTCTTGCAAACGCACTGATAGAATTACTGACTTCAAATCCTATTTGTTTATTTGTTAATGTAGTTTTCTTTGGATCATAATACACATTCGTATTAATTTTAATATATGTATAATCAGGATCAATAATGGTTGGAACAATAGACATCATTGATACCGGTTTTATTACTTCTTCTATCAGTCGTTTTTTTTGTATATCTGATAAAGAATATGCACCTTTTGGTTTAATCGATAAGAATACTTGACCATATACGGGTGGATCATTCTCTTGGCCACCCCATGCAGACACCGCATCAAAAGAAAAACCTAATCTATTTTGTTGTACAGCTGTAATGTAATCTTCTTTAGTTACTGCTCTTCTCTGTGATGAAAAGGCCTTAGTAGCTTGAAAACGAATAGAATCCATCGTTTCTTTATCACCACCATCAGCAGCAGGTTTAACAGATTCAACTAATGAAGAAGAACCTATGTCTATTGTTACACTAAAATTATTTGCACCAATAGATTCTGTACCTGAAGTGGTCAAATAATTAACAATGATTCTACTGCCATCTGTTAGTTGTTTACCTAGTATTCCATCTCCAAAATAAATTTGATAGTTCTCATCAGTGCTTTCTTGCAAGAAATATACTCTTGATTCGGGAGTTAAATTAATATAATCATCAGACAACACATAAGTTTCATAATAATTTACACTAGGATTTTCATATACAATAATTTCAATCGTTGTGCTATCTATATTTGGATTCGTGAGCTTAAAGATTGCTGAAGGATTCGTGGTTACATCTAGTGTAAATGTCTGTTTTACTGGAATACCCTGTTTAATTATAATATTCTCAAATAAAGCTTCGCCTGTGGTTGATATAGTAGTTGTATAACTATCTGTCGTGACGAAATTGTAATGTCTGCTACCTACCAATTCTGATAAAAAACTTGTGTATTTTGGTATTGTTAACTGAGTTCCTACTACACCTGAGACCGAAACATTTACAGTAGCAGAAGGTGCAATAGCTGTTTTTGGAATGTAACCTAATTCTTTTGCATGAGATACAACTGAACTTCTTTTTAATGCAGTATCCATAAACATCTCATTGGACACCATATTGAGATAGTATGAGTTGTATTGTGTATTATAAGCAAGAATATCGAGTAGTACAGAAAGACCTGACCCTGAGAAATTATAGTCTTTAAAAGTATTTTGACTCTTTAAAAAATTAGTTAGATTTTCTTTGATTGTGGCAAAATCTAAATCTGCAACTTGTGTGTTATTGTTGGCTATAGCCATTATCTAGTCCTCTGTAGTAGAAGATTTACTGGAGTTGGTGTTGTGTTGTTTCCTATGAAAAAACTCAAACGAACGTTATACCCTTGTTCATCTGATGTTGCGGAAACGTCAACATACTGTAATGTTACTCTAGGTTCATAATTATTAATACAGTCCTCAATTTCCCTAGCAATAGTTCTTTCCATCAACGGTGAAGCATTCTCAAATAATAAAGCTTCTAAGTTTGAACCAATACCTGGTTGAAACGGTCTTTCATAATGATTAGTTGATAGTAAATTTGTCACAGACCTTATAACGGCCTGATCGTCATAACTAATGGCAACATCACCCGTAATCGGTGAACGATTAAAGGTGAGGTCTAAGTCTGAGTATATATTTTTAAGAGTTGCCATTTTTATATTTAGTGCGAAAGTAAAACGCTTTTTTGAACTCCTGAGCTGCGTCTGAAAAATTCTTGGGCCGGAACGCAAAATTTCGAATTTTAGAAAATCTAAGGATACAACCTTGCCTTGAGTTTATCTGAACCTATGTAATCATTTATTAATAACGTCTGAGTGTTACTCATAGCACCTTTTGAGAATCTATGTAAAAATGCATTTTCTGTTGCTACCTGAAATGATTTTGTAAAAAATGACCAATCTTCTGTTCTTCTCGTAAGTACAAAATTATATACACTGTCTAAACTGTTAACCATTTGTTGTAGTCTGGTGTTAGACAGTTGACAAGTGTTGGCACCAGTAGGAAATCCAGGAACGAATATTGTATTATCAATGATTTCTTGATTAAATAGTGAAATTACATCATTATTTGCTTTTAAATCGGGTTCGATAAACAAACTGGTCATTGCACCCAAGGCACCCACAGTATTTTGAATACCGTTTGTTTGATTTAAAAGAACAATCATCTGATTACCTAAAGCCATAATAGAATCTTGTGTGGGTATATTAGGGTCTTGAAATACATTTGCAGCCGTACCAGAAACATTTGCGGTATGAGAAATAAATCTATTCATTTCTGCAATTCTGAGAGAAGCAGCTGTTTTTGTCAAATTATTGGCAATATCACTGTTTGCAAAACTAATAAAATATGGACCGCTTTGAGTATTTGCTGTTATTGCTAACGTGGCCATACTAGAAATTATGTCATTTGATACATTTAGAACAGGATTTCTGTAATAACTAGTTGAATCTATAGGACCATCGGCCATATCAGTAATCATCCACTGATCTGGAGCATCTATTTTTGAGTAATTAGTTAAACTATTTTTAGCATCTGGTGACAGATTGATTACATCTCCAAATTTGGTACTATCAAAATTAAAACCTATTCTTCCAAAAACTGTATTAGCCATTATATCTCCATTATTTAAACATCAGGTAACAAATTGCCACCAGCATCAGGATGTGAGTGAGCGTTATATTTCATTCTCAACATTGCCAAGGCGCCATGATAATCAAGAACCATAATTGTCTTAACTATGCCTATTGAAGCCGATACACCAATAAAATTTGGTGCAGTAACGGTTCCTGTAGCTGTAATGCATCCAGGTGGCGCAAGTCCACCCATGTCATATGTAGTCATTCCTGGATATACTGCACCAACGTTAATTCCACCTAGAGTTTCAAAACCACCCATTGTAAAACATTTTCCACCTGCTGTCAAGTATGTTGTGGCCATGATACTTGAACCACCCATGATTGTGCCACTAACTCTTAAATCACCTGTTATGTTTACTGTACCACCGGTAATCAAATTGATATTTGGTGGAAGTATACTTAATGGACTACCTGCACTAATATTAATATCTGAACCAGCAGTAACGTCTAGTTGTCCTTCAACAACAACGTTTGCATCACCATTAACAGTAGCTCTTAAACTTTCACCAATCGAGGCGTAAACAGTACCCCAAA